CCGTCCGGTGTAGTCATGGTCAAAAGCCCGGTCTCCGGGTCAATGGCAAACGTGGCGAACATCACGTCGCCCCGTGCCGCCTCGCCGGTGTCCACATATTCCTTCTTCTCAGCGTCCCACGTCCACCATGTGTCGTTTTGGATGATAGGGGGCTTACCGGAATACTCCTGGGCGCTCTGGGCGCTCTCAGCGGCTTCCGTGGCGCTCTTGGCGGCGTTGGTTTCAGACTTGGCCGCATTGGTAGCCGCCTGTTGCGCCTGCTGTGCCGCTTGCTGGGCTGGCTCCACATACTGACTGACGGCCTGGATTGCAAAGCCCTTCCACTGTGCCCCGGTGGTTTTCATAGCCACGCCCTGCTGTTCGCAGACAAATAAGGATGCGTCGTCTACGGTCTGCGCCTGGGGGAGGGAACCTATGGTTTTATCAGCCATCTAATCACCTCTTTGTCGGTGGGATTTTCGGGGGTGCGGGCGGTTTTTCGTCCAGGGACTTGACCACCTGCCGGATTTTGGATTTTGCCGCCGCCATAAAGTCCACAGCGTCGCCGGAGACCATGATTGCCCCCAGCATGGTAAGCGCCTCATTCAGCTCTTTTTTAATGTCCATTTACACTCCTTGTCTCCACGATCCGTTCCATACCCATGCGGACGATGTAGTCCACGCACCGTCATATACCCACGGCGTTGCGGTGTACCATGCGCCGTCCCACACCCATGCGCCGCCGGAGGTTTCTTCCTCCTCCCAGACAGCGTATAAGCGGTATGTTTCTCCTTCCTCAGATCCCCACAGTGTGATGTAGTCCCCCGGGTAATACTCCGGCCTGGTGGCGCTGGAATCGTCCAACGCCCAGCCCAGAAAGGTATATCCGTCCCATGTTGGCTCATCCCACGGGATTCTCAACTCCACATACTGGTCGTCGTTTTCTGTCTCCCCCTCAATGGTACTTGGTGCCCCGCTGCCTCCGTTTGCGGAGAATCGGAGGGTCACGTAGTATGGTCCGCCACCGCCTCCACCGCCGCCGTCTGTAGTAAAATACTCGATTCCAATCCACGTGGCCCCGGAGGCAGTGGGGGAGGTGTTGTACTGCACGTTGACCGCGTACTCTGTACCGGGGTCCAGGCCGTCCACATACACGTCAAAGGCGGAGGATATTCCGCTGTACCACTCGTCGTACACTACCGCCGATGAGCTGGAGGCTAGTCGAACAAACACACGATAAGCCGTATAGGGCGACGACGGCCTTACCCGGATATTGACAAAATCCTCGCCCCAGTTGTTGATTGTAAAACTAGGCATAGCTCACTCCAGTTGGAAGTAGACCTCACCGTATTCACCCGAACCAGACGGTGCTCTGTTACCATAACTGGCCCCAGGAATCACCAACGGACCGCCGCCAAGCTGACACATTGCAGTAGAACCAGTATCGCCGTATCCAAGCATCAAAAACGGCCCATAGCCGGAGCTGATGTAGATATTCCCGGACTGCCCCGTCTCGATGCGGATACCGCCTCTGTTTGTGCCGATAGTCAGCCCGTCTCCTGTGTTTGTATTTACAATGTCCATAGCGCCGACTTTGCTTCCGCCGGAATCCAAAAGCTCAACCTCGCGCCCTTGCAAAGTCCTGGCAGTGATTCTCAGCGCATTGACATAGTCCGCTGTGACGGTGCCGTCGATGATCTCTACTACGCCACGCTCTGTCTGGTATCCCTCATCGTTCAGCAACTCGCTTACCCGGTCCGGGATGTCTCCCGTGGTGGCTACATTGTTGGGAAGTTGACCAATGGTCAAGGACCCGGTAATGTTGGCGGCATTGACATATAAGCTGTCAGTGTCGATTCTGCTTGCCTCAATGGTCCCCGTCTTGATACATGCCCCATCGATGGTGGTCGTACCATTGGCAAGTCCGGTAAACGTTACCAAGCCGTTCATCTGGATGGTCTGGGAGGAAACTGTAACCCCTCCCACGCTCAGGGAGATAGAGGACGATGTGGAACCGTTGGACACGCTCAGAGTGATGTTGTCCACTTTCTGCGTGATGCTGCTCACTTGCCCATTCAGCCCAGTCACTTGAGACTGAATCTGCTGCAACTGCACGCTAAAGCTGCTGGACAGCCCCTCTAGCTCATTCTCCACTTTCAGGAGGATTTCTTCGCTGGTCTTGGAGATGAGGGAGCGGGTCTCGGCGAGCTGCCAGTTAATGTCAGCGATAACGGGAGATTGATATTTGTATTCGCTCTCCTGCTCCGCCTGGCCCGGCGCCCCCGCATCGCTGGTCATGAGGCCGTCAAAGGTCAGGGTGGATTGCGCCAGGACGGTGTACACACCGCCCATTGTCAGGCCGTCCCCAATTTCCGCCGCCGGGTCCAGGATCGCGTCCTGAGCCATCGCCGGGGTGTAGGTGTAGGAGGACAGGGCGGCCAGGATATTGTTCGCCATTTCCTGGGTGCCATAAGGGCATGTAACCTCTACGGTCCGCCCGGTATCATTTCCGGCGATATAGGCATTTTCGCTGTCCACAGCTAGGATAACTTTGGACACAGGCGCAAGGGACGGGGAGGTGTCAAGCTGGGCCATCCGTGTGCCCAAAAAAACCTTATCAGACAAGTATCCTGTCACCTCCAAACGTGATCGCGTCGCCGTCCTCCTCCACCAAGTAATTCGTCTCCGCTGGGATTTCGCCGAAGGAAACCAACCTCAGCTTACCGTCATCGGTAATGATCCAGTTCCCGGCATTTGCCACGGCGATATACCGCAGCACGTCCCGCAGCGTGTAATTATTGGCCGGGTAGTCGATGGTGTAGCTCTGGTTGAGCACCGTCCGGGGGTCTAACGTCACGCCCATAAGCTGTGCGATCACGTTGACCGCCTGGACCATCGTCATGGGAAACTCCAAAGACTGCGCAGGCTCCCATACCTGTTCGGCTTTGAGCATGTCGTCGTAGCCGTGGATGGTCATGACCCCGGTCACTTCGTCCACGCTACGGGTATCTATGTAGTAGATGCCCTTTTGTATCCACTCGCTGGCCTGTGTCCCCTTGACCAGCCGATAAGACGGGATCATCTTTGCCATTCTGGGGATTGTGCCCGGCTGACGCAAGACTAGGTCGATCTCCTTCGCCACCGCTCCGCCGATGCCCATTGTGTCCTCGGCGAACATGCCAGCCGTGGTGGATAAGCTGACGATCTGATCCTCGCCGTAGGTCGTGCCCGCGATGACGATCTGCACCTGCTTTCTGGCATTGGGGTCGAGGATGAGAGACTGATACAGTGCGCTTGTCGTCTGCATTACTTTTCCTCCAGTGTCAACGACACGCCGGAGTAGTAGGTATTCCCTCCCTTGACAGTCTTAGCGGTGACGGTGGGTCCGGTGATATACATGATCCGGGTCAAGTCGTTCCCCCCGTCGTCGGTAAACGTCACCGTGGCCGGGTTCGTCAGCAGGGAGGCTTTCAGCGTGGCGAGGGTGTTGTCCCGCAGTTCAACATAGCTCAAATCGATCTGGTGCTTCTTGATCTGCGTCCGCCAATCTGTGCCGTCGATGGTGATGACGCTCCGCGCCTGACGCAGGAGAGGGGTGAGCACATACCCGCCCTCCGCCAGCCATTCGGCGTGAGATACGCCGTTGATGACCACTTTGACCTGCACATGCTCACCCCCTTAGATGTAGACCGAGGACTGCCCCCGGGCGATAGTTTTCTGGTTCTGCTGCTGGGTGATCAGATTCCCCACCTTTCGGCCATTGAGGTATACCGCCGCGCCGTCCAGGGCAGACCGCACCGCCGCGCCCACGGATGCCCCGATGCTGTCCCCGCTGGGGGAGGTAGCAGAGGCCGCCGTCACGCCGTAGGTCATGGTCGGGGCCACTAACCCGGACATAGACCGGTCAATCTGCCGCTGAACGCCCCGCATTTCCCCGGCAAATCCCTCTCCCAGGCCCAGGGCCATGTTTTCGCCCATTCCGGCAAACACGCGGGACGGGGAGTGTATTCCAAGAAAGTCCTTCACGCCGTCCACGATGCCGGAGAAGAATCCCGTCACCTTGTCTGTGATCCAGGAGGCCATGCTGGTGATACCGTCCCAGATACCCCGGACGATCTCCTTACCAACATCCACAATGCCGCCCATCAGGTTCCTGATCCCCTCGGAAATGGCGTCCATAACTTGTGGCAGAGCGGCCACCAAATCAGGGATAGCGGACAGGATGCCGGAAATCAAATTGAGAAGAATGTCAATTCCTGCGGCGATAATTTTCGGAAGATTATCCGCCACAAATTTTGTAAATGCTGTAATGATTTGCGGCAGCGCTGCCACCATCTCGGGGATCGTCTCGATGATGCCGTTGACCAAATTGTTGAGAATTTCCACGCCCTTGTCCAAAATCGTAGGAAGCTCTCCGGTCAGATAATCCAGAAACTCTGTGATGATCTGCGGGATACGGCTCACCATATCCGGCAGGCCGCTCTCGATACCGCTGGTGAGCTGATCCAAAAGCTGTAGACCCATGTCCAGGACCTGGGGCAAATTCTCCGTGATGGTGGCGACGATCTGCCCAATAATCTCCACACCGGCCTGCGCCAGCTCCGGCAGCGCCTGGACGATCCCGTTTACCACGGAGCTGATGATCTGTAATCCCGTATCCAGAAACTGTGGCAGCATGTCCACCACTGCGGCAATAAGGCCCTGGATCGCCTGGGAAAACGCCTCCGTCGCCCCAGGCGCACCTGTCAGAATGCCGTTGAATGCGTCCGCAAGGCCGGACAAGGCGGGAAGCAAGTTTGCTGTGAGCTGGTTTTTCACATTGGCGATGGTGTTCCCCAGTTTGGCGGTCACCGCGTCCATCTGAGCCTGCGCGTTGCGGGATGCCACCAGTGCCTCATTGTTCCGGTAGAACGCCTGGGCCGCCTGGTCGTACTGATTGGACAGGGTCTCCATGATGAGCCGGTTCCGCTCACTCTCCGATCCCGCCGCCGCCAGTTTGGCGTTAAACTCATCCTCAGAGATGCCCACCCAGTTCAGCGCGTCCGCCAGGGTGCCGGTGACCTCGCCCACCTTCGCCGTCTCATTGGCGGCTTCGATCAGCCCCTCAATGGGCAAACTGTCGCCGAAGGTGCCGCTCACGCCTGCGGCGATCTCCGTCCAGGTGGCCACGTCCTCCTCGCTCTCGGCCAGCTGCGCCAGGAGCTGGGATGCCTCCGTGGCAGTGTCCGTGTCACCCAGAATCCCGTAAAACGCCTTATATGCCTGCTGGGCCGTGTCCGCGCCGTACCCCGCCGCATCAAAGGCGGTATTCAGCCGCCCCTGCGCTCTCCGGTATTCCTCGGTGGATTCGTCCAGGTTCCACAGACTGGAGACCAGGTCGGCCACAGCGGAGGCCGCCGCCTGGATGCCGGAGGAGATAAGGTTGCCCATCGCCACGGTCATGGAGCTTAACCCGCCGGAGGCTTTTTCAGACGCACCGCCCACATCATTGAGCGCGTCGGTGAGGTCTTTGGTGGAATCCTCTGTGCCGTCCATTTCGCTCTGCACCTTCGAAAGTTGCGAGCGGGTTTTGTTCAGCTCGGCGACGGCGTTGTTCATGGCCTGCTGCCATCTTTGTACCTGGTTGCTGTTTTCCGCGTAGTTAGAGCGGGCATGGTCAAGAGCTTTCTGGATTTCCGCGATCCGCTTCTCCTGGAGGGAAAGTTGCTCCGTCAAAACCTGGGACTGGTTGGCAAGGTTCTCCTGGCTCTTGTCGTTCGCGTCAAAAGCGGAGGTTACGGCCTTCATCTCCGTGCCCAGGGTCTTGAGCTGCTGGGAGATGGAATTTAGATTTTTTCTAAATTCAGCTTCCCCGTCTATGCCTATACGTTCGAGGCCCTATATCATAAGGCACACAAACCACCCCCTTGTGTATTTATTGGTTTCATGTTATAATATAAAGCGAGGTGATTACATGAAAGATATTACTGGTCAGAGATTTGGTAATTTAACCGTTCTCAAACCTGATTTCAAAGATCGTCGAGGCGAATGGCACTGGCTGTGCTTGTGCGACTGTGGATCGACGAAATCTGTATCAGGTAACAAGCTAAGAAGCGGCAACACTAAAAGCTGCGGATGTTTGCAGCGAGAACACAGAGCCTCCGGGGATATAAACCGAACACACGGAATGACTAAAAGCCGCCTATACTATGAATGGACAAACATGAAAAGCAGGTGCTATTACGCGAAAAACGTAATGTTTAATTCTTATGGTGGCCGTGGTATTCAAGTTTGCGAAGAATGGAAGAACTCGTTTGAATGTTTCATGAAATGGGCATTATTGAATGGATATGAAGATAATTTGACACTTGAACGTATCAACGTCGATGCTAACTATTGCCCAGAAAACTGCAAATGGATTCCTCGATACGAGCAATGCTTGAATACCAGGCGCAACCATTTCGTCACCGCTTTTGGACGAACACAAACTATAAAAGAATGGTCCGTCGAAAGCGGTATAAAATATGACACGATTGAAAGACGCCTTAACAGTTATGGATGGGACCCAGAGAAAGCAGTGTCTGTACCGCCCACGAAACATAAGTAGGCATACACTCACCTCCTTATCCGCGACATCTGCGCGAACAGGTCTCCGCCGGTTTTCTCCTTCGCGCCGCACTCGGCGATCTGCCAGCAGGCGATTTGATCGAACACTCTCCCCATAGGGAGGTTTCTGACTTCAAAGCGGGTCAATCCGGCTTTCGCGCCGTTGTAGTACACCCACGCCGGACTTACTGGTCCGACGCGGGCTTTCCGTTTTTTTCCTCTGCCTCCACCGTCCGCTCGGTGTCGGACCGCATCACGTCGAAGATCGCCTGTGTGGCCTTGGGGTCCCGCACGTCGATGAGGTCGGCGGGACGGCACGGAAGTTCCGGGGGCAGGTCCTCCCCGCAGGCGGAGAGGTAGATTCTTCCGGCTTTCATGAGGATTTGGAGGACGCGGTCTAATGCGTGGACCTTTTTCACGAGGTCGTCCCCGGTGATCGCGTCGCTCATGTTCTCGAGAGACTTAAATTCCTCCAGAATCTTCTCGCTGGCCGCCAGGGAGAAGCAGAGGGGATGCTTCTGCCCCAGAAACTCCACGTAGCTTACCTTCATGGCTTAACCCCCCGTCGGTGCGGCGAAATATTTGGTAATGTAGGCGATAGCCGCCTCCTGGGTGGGGAAAATCACCTGCTCAAACCATGCGTTGGTGCCGTCTCCCTCCAGGCCCATGACGGAGGCTTCGATCTCCGGGGTCTGCCACTCGATGGATTCCCCCATCGTCTGTGCGCTGTCCGCGGGCATGGAGAAGGTCGCCCGGCGGTAGAGAATGACCTCGTGATTTCTTACGCCATCCACCTGGTTCTGTCGGATGAACGCCACGCCCACCGGTGCGCTCTGCTCATTGCCGGTGTATTTCAGGGCGGTGCCCTCCACCTGTGTACCGGGTGTGTCACCGACGGTGACCTCCACGTCCTCCACAGTCAGGCCGTACAGGTCTGCGGCGGCCTCCTGGGTCAGGCGATCCAGGGTGAGGGTCAACGTGCCGCCAGAGGCCCCGGAGGAATCGTTCTCCGCCACGGCGTTATTGGCGTACAGGGGGTTGTCATCCGGCGTGTTGGGCTCAAAAGAGGCGGAGATCGCCTTGCCCATCGTCTGCACCCCGGCGTAGCCGGTGACTACACCGTTGGCGATAGTGGCTTTGGAGTAGTACACGCCGTACATGCCGATTCCGGCCATATATCATCATCCTTTCGTGATTTTTTCGATTTCTTGGTCTAAAATCCGGGCCATTTCCGCCTCCGCCCTGCTTTTCGAGGCGTTAATCGCTGGCCGGATAAACGGTTTCTTCTGCTTCCAGCTCGTGCCGGATTCCACGCCCCGGGCCACAAGCTGGTTGGGCTGGCCCTGTGGGTATTTCTCGGTCTTGGTGGCG